ACCGGGGACACAAGGATTTTCAGTCCTTTGCTCTACCAACTGAGCTATGGCACCAAGTCAGTGGTTAAGCACATAGGAACTTACTTCTCAGCACATTCAATAAAAAACTTAGCTTCTCGTTTGTGGTTGCAAAGGTAGACATATTTTTTGATTCTACAAATTTTCTACAAATTTTCTGTGAAATTCTTTTTGATTTCAAAAAAATGCCTTACCTTTGCACTCGCAAAACAGAAACGGAATGTAGCGCAGTTGGTAGCGCACTACGTTCGGGACGTAGGGGTCGGGCGTTCGAGTCGCCTCATTCCGACACTGTAAAGGATAAGCCACTGAAAGTCAGTGGCTTATCTCATTTTAAGCAAATCCGCCGGGACGAAATCGGGACGGGAATTATTAACCATTTGTTTCTGCTGTTAGCAAAAACAAATAAAAAAAAATGTCCAAAATCCAAGAAATCAAGAGTTACACACCACCTATATTACATACGGGTAAAGATTGGTACATTGACTTTTACGCATTCAATCCTGTTGACGGAGTGATGAAACGGAAAAAGATCAAACTGAACTTCATCAAATCCGTTAAGGAAAGAAGGGCATACGCCAAAGGATGCATCAACAGACTATCAGAAAAACTCGCAACAGGATGGAATCCTTGGATTGAGCAAGAATGCGGCAACGCCTTTCTACTGTTCAAAGATGTAATAGACAAATACCGCACTTTTCTCGCCAAAATGCAAAGGGACGGGAGATACCGACAAGAAACGATCAAATCTTATAGCTCCTACCTTCGTAATATGGAAATCTTCAATGAAGAGAAAAAGGTCCCTATCACCTACATTTACCAATTTGATAAGGATTTTTGTGTTATGCTGCTTGACGAAGTGTATATAACTAGGGATAACACTGCATTTACGCGCGATAACTATCTCGGTTTTTTGAAGTCTTTTTCCACCTTCTGTCTGAACCATAACTATTTAACACAGAATCCAACAGCCGGGATCAGTAGTCTGGGAAGAAAAGGGAAAAAAAAGCTACGCAACATCCTGCCACCGGAAACACTTGCAAAAGTGAGCGACTACTTAAAGAACCATAACCCCTATATGTTGCTGGCAAGCTATATTCTATACTATTGTTTTATCCGACCGGCGGAAATGGTAGGATTGAGATTAAACGATATAAGTTTGAAAAAGCAAACAATATTCGTATCAGACAATATATCAAAAAATCGCAAAGATGGCACTATTACATTACCATCAAAAGTCATACATCTCATGTTGGACCTGCACATTTTCAACAATCCCGGTGATTATTATTTATTCTCTGACGGGTTTCGTCCCGGTAAAACAAAAAGATCTGAAAAAATGTTCCGGGACTGGTGGGCACATCATCTCAGAAAAGATTTAAAGCTTTCCGCCCAATATAAGTTTTATTCCTTAAAAGATACAGGTATAACGAATATGTTACGACATTATGATGTGTTAAGCGTACGTGACCAAGCTCGTCACAGCAGTATATTGATGACAGATATTTACACGCCTCATGATATACAGGAAGCCAATGATCTTATAAAAAATTATCAAGGAGATTTTTAGTAAGCAGATATCAAGCGGTTACCCGTCGCTGGGCCGCTTGATATTCTAAAAAAAGTAAAATATGAGATTTTATTTATTATCCTCAATCTTCGCTTTGATTTGTTGAAGTAATCTAAAAGCTCCGGCCATCTTATAGTTGCCCAGACATTGCTTGGCTTGCATGATACAGGATTCAACAGTAAGTTTCAAATCCGGTGTGAAAGCGGATTTGTTAATCTGCATTTCTTTGGGAAGTTCATCAGCATGGTTGTTGAACCATACGATCATTTCATTCAATTCCTCTTCGGAATAAGATTCTTTTTTTTCAGCCATAATACATAAGTTAATGTTAGTTCCGGCAAAGATAACAAAAATAGCCCCGACTCATCACGAGCTGGGGCAGTCCAATTTATAAATTTAAAGTCTTATGATGAAGATTGTCTATTGCGCCAATGCTTTACTATCAGCATAACGACAATCAAAACGGTTACACAAACACAGGCAAAACCGATTTGTTTAAGCAAAGTGGATTCTTTTTTATCCTTTACCCCTTCAGTCTTGGTTTCTTCATGTTTGGTGGAAGTGGTTTCCTTGTCAGCTTTCACTTCCGTACTGTCTTTGATTGCAGTTTCCTTCCTTTTATTCTTGCTGAAATCACCTTCCACATGACCGTCTGCCAATAACGGAGGTTTCCCGGTCAGGCTATCGGGCGGTTTTCGGGTATCATAGATACAGAAATCAATTACATAGTTGCCATTAGTGGTTATCAGCTCTCTTAAAGAAGTAGCAGACCCATGTATGATGTTGACTGATTCACTGGTACTATCCTTCCTGATTACTTCTGTATCGGACTTGACAGATTTATGCGAGCTGCCACATGATCCGAACAGCAGGAACAGACACATGAAAGGAGCCGGCATATATTGCTGGCTTACCCAGTTCATAATTCTAACCAACATAAGAGATATCATTTATGCGGTTCATCCACCCCCGTTTGAACTTGTTGTTTGCTGGGCGTTTCCGGCATATATCCTCGATAAAATCAAACCGTGCAATCTTGATCTGGTCAAACAGTTCACGCGGATTACGGGAATTAACTGCGGCAATGGTCTTGGGACCTACAATGCCATCCACCGTAACACCAAGCAAGCGTTGAGGAATCTTAATTCCGTGCGCACCGGATGCCCAGACCCAATCAACTAATATATCAGCAACTGATTGCGATTTTATCTCATCAGCCTTCCATCTGTCCCAGTACATGGTTTTCAAGATTTCCGTCCATTCCTCTTTTGTGAGATTTTTCAATCTTTCAACTGTAGGCTTGGAATATCCTTTCTTTCGGCAATATGCCTCATAGGTTCCGATAGTCACCCCCATATTGGTAGCCCCTCCCAAATCGTCAGGGTCATTTACAAAACCGCCTTCCCTTTTCAGAATAAACGGTGCAAGTTTTCTTATGTCAGCCATACTACTCATTAATTATAATTATTCGATTTTATTTTCTTTGAATTCCGGCAGGATATATTGTATGTTAACCGCTGCTTCATGCAAGACCTTATGAAGTTCATCTTCCTTCAAATCCGTTTCATCTGTAAACTCACAAAATATATTTCCAACCCAATCTTGAGATGAATTAAGCCGTTTAATAGCGACGCTGTTGCATCCATTTGTTGATAATAGAGATTTGGCAACCTTATCCTTAACTTGATTATCAATATCTGAATAGAACATGAAAAGATTCTTTGCGAGATTTTCTGCAAAAACGGCCACTTCACTCATGGGAAGTGATTGGATGTTTTCACGCATTCCGGCTATACCTTTTCGTTTTACCTCGAACTGCACCGAAAGAAAAGCTATATGCCCCAAAGGATGGGGTTGTACGATATATACCCTGTCTGCTTTCGTTTCATAAAGTACACGCCACAGCTCACCGAACACCTTGGCGGAGTTCTCGCTGCGGTGGTAACTTCTTCTTTCCTCCTCTTTTTTAAAATATTCCACTTTTAAATCAGTCAGTTTGTTTTTGGTATACTGATTATAGGCGAAATAAGCTGCCAGCAATGTTCCGGCAGCACTAATAATGTTTGCAATATCTATCTCCATTACATTCACCGTTTAATTATTATATGATAAATTATTCATCCTGTTTCCTTTATTTCTCAACTGTCCCTATCTTTCCTGAAAAAAATGCCTAGAATTTATATATATGCAAAATAAATCCATATCCATATTGCTTACTATTCATATTTCACTATCTTTGTCAATACTTTGTTGACCTGATTCTTTCAAAACTATTATTGATTGGAATTAATCTCCCCCCGTCAGACTGTGAAGCCAGACGGGGGATTCCATTATTCGACAGATAGACAATAAAAAAAGAGCCTGATGACAATATTTATTGCCATCAAGCTCCTGGTTACACTGCAAAGATAGTGAAAACTATTCCATATTCAATCCATATTGAAAAAAATAATCAGGAGCAATATTTCGATTATCCGAAGAATTTAAAGAGTCACTATATTAATAGAAAACAAATAGGATTCATGAAATCT